AAGCGGGGCGGCATCTGTCCGAAGTTCGTGTCTCCCGGATATGATGGGATGCCCGACCGAATCATTCTTCTGCCTGGTTGCCATTTTGCCTTTGTGGAGGTAAAGGCTCCTGGCGAGAAACCTCGCCCACTTCAGCTTTCACGGCACAGATTATTACGCAGACTTGGCTTTCCAGTTTATGTGCTGGATGCCGAGGAGCGGATAGGCGGTATACTTGATGAAATTATGGGAGGTGATGCCGAATGAAGTTCATACCACATGATTATCAGCGGTATGCCGCCGAGTTCATAATCACCCACCCCATTTCAGCGCTTCTGCTGGATATGGGACTTGGCAAGACGAGCATTACTCTGACAGCAATAAACGACCTGCTTTTCGACAGTTTTGAAGTGCATAAAGTCCTGGTGGTAGCACCACTTCGTGTGGCTCGTGATACCTGGTCGGCTGAAATCGAAAAGTGGGAGCATTTGAAAAATCTGCAGTACAGTGTGGTTGTCGGACCGGCGCAGGAGCGTCTGAAAGCCCTATGCACTCCCGCAGATATCTACATCATCAACCGTGAGAATATACAGTGGCTTGTCGAGGAGAGCGGTCTGACATTTGATTTCGATATGGCGGTCATTGATGAGTTGAGTTCATTCAAGAATCACCAGTCGAAACGGTTCAAGGCTTTTATGAAAGTCAGACCAAAGCTGAAACGAATAGTCGGGCTGACAGGCACTCCCGCCGGCAATGGTCTGATGGACTTGTTCGCGGAGTTCAAGCTGTTGGATATGGGAGAACGGCTCGGCAGGCTTATCGGGCAGTACAGAAATGCGTATTTTCAGCCGGACAAGCGAAACGGAATGGTTGTATACAGCTACAAACCTTTACCCGATGCGGAACAGCGAATTTATGACAAAATCTCCGACATCACGATTTCCATGAAAGCCACCGATCACCTTAAAATGCCCGAACTCATAAGCGCGGAATACATGGTTCAGCTTTCCGAAAATGAAAAGGAGAAATACGACCGTTTGAAGAAAGACCTCATTTTTTCCACTGAAGATAACGAAGTGACTGCGGCAAACGCCGCTTCGCTCTCAAATAAGCTGTCGCAGATGGCAAACGGAGCGGTTTACTCAGATGACGGAGAAACGGTTCACATACACGACCGAAAGCTGGACGCTTTGGAGGATATAATCGAAAGCATGAACGGCAGACCGCTGCTTGTGGCTTACTGGTTCAAGCACGACCTCGAACGTATAAAAAAGCGGTTTGAAATTCGAGAGATTAAGTCAAGCGAGGATATCTCCGACTGGAACAGCGGAAAAATCCCTGTGGCTCTTATCCACCCTGCGTCAGCCGGGCACGGATTGAACCTGCAAAGCGGCGGTTCGACCCTGGTGTGGTTTGGGCTTACATGGAGCCTTGAACTGTACCAGCAAACAAATGCCCGCTTGTGGCGGCAGGGTCAGACTGCGGATACCGTGGTCATTCAACACATAATCGCCAAAAGCACTATCGACGAGCAGATTATGAAAGCACTGAAAACAAAGGACACAACGCAGGCGGCGCTTATTACCGCAGTGAAAGCAGAGGTACATAAATGAATCCATACAAGGAACTGGCAAACGCCATAATCGTACAGGCGGTTAAGGATTACCGTGACGCCGCAGAGCGTCTGCGTTACACTCCGGACGACAAATCGGCGCAGCATGATAAGCGGAATATCGAGAAATTCTTTCGTTCAAACTGGTTTTCGATACTTTCGGATTTGAACGGAGAACTGCTTCTGAAAAAGCTAAAAGAGGAGGTTTCGGCATGACGGCAAAGGAATATCTCGGACAAGCATACAGAATAGATCAGCGTATCAACAGCAAGATGGAGCAGATAGCTTCGCTGAACCTGCTTGCGCAGAAAGCGATTACGGTTTTCAACGATATGCCCGGCAACTCCACCCGCAATATTCACCGCATGGAGGACGTCATAATCAAAATCGTGGATATGGAGAGCGAGATAAACGTTGACATGGATAGCCTGGTTGACCTCAAAAAGGAGATCGCCGGAGTGATTCGCGGTGTTTCAAATCTCGAATATCAGACGTTACTTGAACTGCGGTATCTGTGTTTCAAAACATGGGAGCAGATAGCCGTTCAGATGGGATACGGCATTGATAATGTCTACAAAATGCACCATAAAGCAATGCGAGAGATTGTTGTTCCGGAAACTTTACAGTAAAATCAACTGTTTTACAGTAGCCCCTTTGTGGTATGATATAATCAGCAAAGAATACAGAGAAAGCCTTGTAGGTCATAACACCCGCAAGGCTCTTTGTGTGTCTGCATGAAAAAGCAGAGATAATATCATTTTCAAGAATTATAGAAAGAAATCGTGCGATTTGAGGAGATGAATCCCATGCCCAGACGACCGCAGCGACCGTGTTCCTACCCTGGCTGCCCGAACAGATGTGACGGGCAGTACTGCGAGGAACATTCAAAGCTAATGAACCGCCGCTACAACAAGTTCGTCCGCTCCGCTGACAGCAACAAGAAATACGGCAGAGCGTGGCGAGAAATACGCAGTCGGTACATTTCGGCGCACCCGTTGTGCGAGCTGTGTCTGAAATACGGTCGGCTTACTCCCGTGGAGGAGGTACACCACATTGTTCCCGTATCACGCGGCGGCAGCAACGATTTCAGCAATCTGATGTCGCTATGCAAGTCTTGCCACACGAAGTTACACCACAATCTCGGGGACAGATAGGGGCGGTAGAAATCTCTGTGACTTTTATCACGGACAGCGGCCCGGGGCTTCGTGCGCAAAAATCGGGGTTCAAACGGGGTATTAAACCACAAATCATTTTCGGACGGCGCGAACCGTCCTTTTTTCTTGTCCTGCGGAGGTGAAAAACATGGCTAAGGACGGCACAAACAGAGGCGGCAGACGGGTACGCGCCGGAGATAAACCCGCTCCTGCCGCAGAGAAAAAGCAGAAAGGACTTCCGGTGAAAATCATAAGCAACGACATACCTGCGCTCGACACAGCGGAACTTGAAGCCGTCAACCTGCCGGAGGGCGCTGTGCTTAACGGCGCGGATATGCCGAAGCCAAGCGATTATCTGTCGGCTCGGCAGAAGAACGGAGTCCCGCTCGGCGCTGACGATATATACCGAGAAACCTGGCTGTGGCTTAAACAAAGGAACTGCGAGAACCTCGTAAACAAGCGGCTCATCGAAGCCTACTCCCAGGCATACGCAAGATACATTCAATGCGAGGAAGCAATCAGTACTTACGGCTTGCTCGGCAAGCACCCGACCACGGGCGGCGTTATTGCTTCGCCGTTCGTGCAGATGTCGCAGCAGTTTCAGAAAAACGCAAATCTCATCTGGTATGAAATTTACGGAATAGTCAAGGAGAACTGCACCGAGCCAGTAGGTGATGATCTGAACGATGCTATGGAACGTCTGCTTCGTTCAAGGAAAGGATAACGCTATGTCAAAGGACACCATCGAATTTTTCAAGGAACTGAAAAACAACCGACCTAACATCACGGTACAGCAATACCGAACGATTAAAGGTCAGGCAATTAAGGGCAATGTCATGGACGCCCGAAAAGGTCTGCACAAGGTTCTGAAAAGGAGGAACGTCAGATGAATACGACCAGTGAAATGCAGCTTGTTCCGATAGATAAGCTGATACCGTACGTCAACAATGCTCGGACGCACTCGCCGGAACAGTTGAACAAGCTCCGTTCCTCGCTGCGTGAGTTCGGCTTTATCAATCCCGTTATCATCGACAGGGATTTCAACGTCATAGCAGGTCACGGAAGAATTCTTGCGGCAAAGGCCGAGAATATCTCTGAAGTACCCTGTGTATTCGTGGATTATCTAACACCTGCCCAGAAGAAAGCGTACATAATCGCAGACAACCGAATGGCTCTCGATGCAGGCTGGGACGAGGAAATGCTGAAAGTTGAAATCGAAGCATTGCAGGCGGACGATTTCGACCTGGGTCTGACGGGCTTTGATGAAAAGGAACTCGCTGCGTTTTTTGACGATGATTCCGATACCAAGGACGATGATTTCGATGTTGATGGTGAATTGGAAAAACCTTGCACAACAAAAGCGGGCGACCTCTGGTTGCTCGGAAATCACAGACTTGTCTGCGGTGACAGCACAAAACCAGAAACTTACGAGTTCCTTATGGACGGCAAACAGGCTAATCTTGTGGTTACCGACCCGCCGTACAATGTCAACTATGAGGGTTCGGCGGGTAAAATCAAGAACGACAATCTTGAAAATGAGAAATTCTATCAGTTTCTGCTTGACGCTTTCACCTGCATGGAGAAAGCTATGGCGAACGATGCAAGCATCTATGTTTTCCACGCAGATACAGAGGGTCTGAACTTCCGCAAGGCTTTTGCTGACGCGGGATTTTACCTTTCCGGAACGTGTATTTGGAAGAAGCAGTCGCTTGTTCTCGGGCGCTCGCCGTATCAATGGCAGCATGAGCCGTGCCTGTTCGGCTGGAAGAAGAACGGCAAGCACCGGTGGTACTCCGACCGCAAGCAGACGACAATATGGGAGTTCGACAAGCCGAAGAAAAACGGCGACCACCCCACAATGAAGCCGATACCGCTCATTGCGTATCCGATAAAGAATTCAAGCATGAGCAACTGTATCGTTCTCGACCCGTTCGGCGGTTCGGGCAGTACGCTCATTGCCTGTGAGCAGACGAACCGAATTTGCCACACAATCGAACTTGACGAGAAGTTCTGCGATGTAATCGTGAAGAGGTATATCGAGCAGGTCGGCTCTGCGGAGAATGTTTCTGTGGTTCGTGACGGAAAGACGATTGCTTATTCCGAACTGGAGGTCACCGATGAAGAATGAACTCACGCTCGGCAGCCTTTTTGACGGTAGCGGCGGTTTTCCACTCGGAGGAATGCTTGCTGGCATTACTCCTCTGTGGGCTTCGGAAATCGAGCCATTCGCCGTTCGGGTAACAACGAAAAGGCTACCGCAGATGAAGCACTACGGAGATGTGTCTGCGCTAAACGGCGCTGACCTGCCGCCTGTGGATATAATCACGTTCGGCAGTCCGTGCCAGGACATGAGCATTGCCGGAAAACGCAGCGGTCTTGACGGTTCGCGGTCGAGTCTGTTCTATGAGGCGGTCAGAATTATAAAAGAAATGAGGTGCGCTACCAATGGCAAATATCCAAGGTTCTGCGTGTGGGAAAACGTCCCTGGAGCGTTCTCGTCTAACAAAGGCGAGGATTTCCGGTGCGTCCTCGAAAGCCTGTGCAGGGTCAGGGACGAAACCGTTTCTGTTCCTAGATGTGAGAAATGGACAAACGCAGGAGAGATACTGGCAGACGGTTTCTCAATCGCCTGGCGAGTGCTTGACGCGCAATACTGGGGAGTCCCCCAAAGAAGAAAACGCATCTACCTTGTCGCAGATTTTGATAGCGAATGCGCCGGAAAAATACTGTTTGAGTCCGAAGGCTTGTCGGGGTATTCTGCGGAGGGCTTCAAAGCGTGGCAAAGAGCTGCCGCCGCTGCTGAAAGCGGCTCTGGAACGACAGGCGCAGTCTGCTTGAACGACCAAGGTGGCAACAGAATGGACGTGACGGAGGAAGTAACTTGCACACTCCGAGCCGAAGCTCATCACCCACCGTGCGTGATGGAGTCCGCAGCAGGGTTTTGCACGGAACACTCGGCAAAAGCGGGAGGTATTGGCTACGAAGCTGAAACTGCGCCTACCCTCCGTGCTGGGACTGTTCCTGCGACTGTCTATGAAAATCACTCGCAGGATACACGCTATACGGAGTTGCACGGTATTGCTCCTACGGTTTCGTCAACTTACGGGACAGGCGGGAATAATCAGCCGTTTGTCGTGGAAGATACTCGCTGTTTTGATGTTCGTTTCACATCTGACGGCACAAAAAACGCACGTCAAAACTGCTATGAAACAGATACATCACGAACAATAGATACGGGTGGTAATTCTCCTGACTCAAATCAAGGCGGCGTGGCAGTCGTAGCTGTCCAGGGTTCAATGATAGGCAGAGCCGATAAAAACGGTCCGCAAGGCAGCGGTGTGAATGAAGATGTTTCTTTCACTTTGAATGCTACCGACCGCCATGCTGTTGCGTTCTCGCAGGACAGCTACACAAAGTACAGCGAAAACGATAAATGCGGAGCGCTCCGAGCCACAGGTGGAATGTACGGAGGGGGTTCAGAAACCCTTGTGTACAGCACAAGCAAGAATTCCTACCACACCGAAGCCGAGAAAAACCTTGCTAACACGCTTGTGGCAAGCGATTACAAAGACCCGCCGACAGTGAATTATCCCGAGTACATAGTCCGCAGGCTTACTCCAACCGAGTGCGCTCGTTTGCAGGGATTTCCCGACTGGTGGTGCGCAGATCTCGGAACGGACGAGCCTACAGATGAAGAATTGACGTTCTGGAAAGATGTGTTTGAAACTCATCGCAAAATTGTTGGCGGCGCAGTCAAGCCAAAGTCCGAAAAGCAGATTCTCACATGGCTGAAAAATCCCCACAGCGACTCTGCCGAGTACAAGCTGTGGGGAAATGGTGTTGCTCTGCCGTGTGTTTACTTTGTCCTTTCAGGGATTGTATGGGTCAGTTCTTGCTTGAATTAGCGTTGCCCGGCTCATCACCGAGCACGATTTTTCCGTGCTTTTCTTCAAACTTTTCTATGCACTCACGAATCAGAACGATGATTTGCCCATTTGCGGAACGAGCCTCATAATCGGCAACGTAATGCAGTTTGTCGAGCATTTCATCGTCAATTCTGATGGATAAACTCTTGATAGCCATAAAACTCCTCCTGTTTATATCCGATATGTGTTTATTTTAACATCATAATGTGCTATAATGTATGATGTGGGTTCAAAGTGCGTTCATAATGCGTTTATAAGGAGGGCAACATGAAAGTAGCTGTAATTGGTTCAAGAGGGCTGAGCGTGACTGATTTAGGCAGATATCTCCCCGAAAATACCACTGAAATCGTTTCGGGAGGGGCAAGAGGGGTGGATACCTCGGCAAGAGAATACGCGCTGTCGCACGGAATTAAGCTGACAGAGTTTCTGCCGGAATACACAAGGTTCGGCAGGAGCGCGCCGCTAAAACGGAATATAACCATAATCGAGTACGCGGATATTGTTCTTGCGTTCTGGGACGGGAAATCGAGAGGAACGAAGTTCGTTATTGACAACTGCCGCAGGCTTGGTGTCGAGGTCAGGATTTACATTATGAACTAATAGTTAAGCCGCACATTGTGCATTACGCAGAATGTGCGGCTTTCTGTTAAAACCCGTTGACTTATCCCCCTATTCGAGTAAAATGTGTAGTACCGAAAGGAAATGGAGGTACATACAATGACAATTTACTACAACGCGCAGGACAGAAAACCGCTTGTGAAAGCCATCAGCGAGTTCACGGGAGCAGACGCAGTTTACATGAGAACCCCGACCTACGCATACCAAATCGACTATTTCACGGTGACCCGTGAGGGCAACCTCGAATTTGACGACAGAGCCGACAGCGAGGAAATCGAGGGTCTGATTGAATTCCTTGCAGAGCGTGGATTTATCGCCGAGGTTGCCGCCACAAGCGCCACAGAGCAGCCGGAAACGGCAAGCGAGGAAGTATCCGCAGACACCGACAGCGCCGAACACGGCGAATCTGTGGGGCTTACGGTGGAAGTTCCGCTTGAGGGTACTGCGGTGGATAACCTTACCAAGCTGCTAGAGGCAAAAGGCAGACTTATCCGCAGAGCCTTAGCGGTGGACAGCCTACCGATTGAGGTCACGGACAGCACGGTGAAATTCCCGTGGTTCGCCGAGTGCGGCACTGACGAGTGCAAAGCGTACACGCATTTCATTTCGGCGCTCTGCGAACTCGCCGCAAATGCAAAGCGGGTCACGGCAAAGGAAAAGGAAACCGACAACGATAAGTACGCGTTCCGCTGCTTTCTCCTGCGGCTGGGGTTCATCGGTTCGGAGTACAAAGCAGAGCGGAAGATACTGCTGAGAAATCTCACAGGCTCATCGGCTTTCAGGAATGGAGGTGCTGCAAATGAAGTTTCCGAGTAAAGCAACAATCGAACAGTACCGCCGAGAGTACCCAGTCGGCTGCCGAGTTGAGCTAATATCAATGGACGACCCGCAAGCTCCTCCGAAAGGCACAAGAGGTACGGTTCGAGGGGTCGATGACGCGGGAAATCTGCTTGTTCGGTGGGATAACGGCTCGGGGCTGAATGCTGTTCTCAGTGTTGATGTAGTTCGCAAAATCCATGGCTGATATACACAATTTCTGCGTGTGTATTTCGTTCAATATATTGTGGTAAAGCCGCTTGATATATACTGCTTTTAGAGTTAATATGTGTACACCGAAAGGGAAATACACAAACGGAGGACATCACAATGAACGAAAAAACCACCAAGCAGATCAAGGAAATGATGAACCAGACCATAGGGGTCGAGGTTGAAATGAATAACATTACAAGAACAAAAGCCGCGCAGCTTGCCGCCGAGTTCTTCGGAACAGGCAGACACGAGCACACCGCAGGTCGCAACGGTTACGATACCTACTCCGCATGGGACGGCGAGGGTCGCGAGTGGAAGTTTCAGAAGGACGTGAGCATTGCGGGACCCGACAGCGAGAAATGCGAAATGGTTACCCCAATCCTCACCTACAAGGATATGGAAACCTTGCAGGAGCTTATCCGCAGACTTCGGAAAGCGGGCGCAAAGAGCGACGCGACAAGGGGCTGCGGAGTTCACATTCACATAGGCGCCAAGGGTCACACGCCGCAGAGCCTGCGAAACCTTGCAAACATTATGGCAAGTCATGAAAGCCTGCTCGCAAGCGCACTGAACCTCGACAGAAGCCGCATGAGCCGCTACTGCCGCACGGTCAGCAAGGATTTCCTGGTGGAACTCAACCGCAAAAAGCCAAAAACCATGGCGGCGCTTGCGGACACCTGGTACGGCAGTCAGAATGCGGATTACGGCAGGTCGGCGCACTACAACGAAAGTCGCTACCATATGCTGAACCTCCACGCCACATTCACCAAAGGCACAATCGAGTTTCGGCTCTTTCAGTTTGACGCGCCCTCGGGCGACAAGAATAACGGACTTCACGCAGGTCAGCTGAAAAGCTACATTCAGCTTTGCCTGGCTCTCAGCCAGCTTGCAAAGCAGGTCAAAACTGCAAGTGCAAATCCTCAGCAGACTGAAAACCCCAAGTACGCAATGAGAACATGGCTTTTACGGCTCGGATTCATCGGCGATGAATTCAAGACCGCAAGGGAACTTTACACCAAGCGGCTCGAGGGCGATACGGCTTTCAGAAATGGCAGACCGCAGTAATCAGCTTCCTGCCCCCAATTCCCCCACTCGGGGCTTTTGGTGGTAGAAAGGTGATTTCTGAAACTGAACCTTTCGGAAAGGAAAACACTATGAAACGTTATTACTTAGCCTACGGCAGCAACTTGAATGTTCGGCAAATGGCATGGCGGTGTCCTACGGCAAAGGCTGTGGGAATTGCGGTTATCAAGGATTACGAACTGCTTTTCAAGGGCAGCAAGACAGGCGTTTACCTCACAATCGAACCGAAATCGGGAGCGGAAGTTCCTGTCGCAGTCTGGTCGGTTGAACTTGCCGATGAGAAACGGCTTGATGTGTATGAGGGCTTTCCGGCTTTCTACTACAAGACCGAAATCGAACTGCCTGTTAGATACTTCTCAGGCAAGACCGTACTCAGAAAGGCTTTCGTGTACATCATGCACGAAGAACGTCCGCCGGGATTACCAAGCGGTTCTTATGTTCGGACTTGCCTTGAGGGCTATAGCAATTTCAGCTTTGACGAGAGTATACTTCTCGCAGCGCTGAACAATAGCAGGAGGGTTGCCCATGAAATCAGATAACTCAACAACACTTCGCACCTGCCCCTGCTGTGGGGCGCAGTACGGCGGGGTTCCCGCTCTTTCGAGAAAGTACCCCAACACGCAGATTTGCCCCGACTGTGGCACACGGGAGGCTTTGGAGAGCATTGGAGTTTCCGCTGACGAGCAGGAAAAGATTATCGGTATCATTCACAATAGAACACACAGTTCTGACCGCTGATATTTGTGTACATTATTATCCGAAAACCGCTTGATATAATGCGGCTTTAGAGTTAATATACAGTCACCGAAAGGAAAATACACAAATACGGAGGAAAAGGATATGTGGAAACAAGGTGCAATTGGAGTTAAGGACAGCAACGGCAGAATGGTTTCGGTAAGCTACTGGATAAAGCATTACGACAAGCCAAGCGAGGAATACGGAATCAGCGGTGGCAGGATTTCCAAGCTGATGTTAAAGCAGGACGGCAGGGTCGTTTACAACTACGACCGGGGCGAGGACGTTGAACTCCAGACCCCCGAAGCCGAAAAGGCGCTTGCGATTCTGCTTCACGAATACAACTAAACACTTGCGAAAGCCGCCTGCGGGCGGTTTTCCTCGTTATGGGGGTGATGATATAAGAAAGCTGAAAAAGTACAAACAGACAAAATTCAAGCTGAAAACCTCGGTCTACGGTAAATCCGCTGCGGATTATGCCGTGGCTTTCATTGAAAACCTCTGTCATACCAAAGGCACATGGGCCGGAAAGCCGTTCGAACTAATCGACTGGCAGGAGCAGATAATCCGGGATTTGTTCGGAACGCTGAAACCGAACGGTTACCGGCAGTTCAACACGGCGTACATTGAGATACCGAAAAAGCAGGGCAAATCCGAACTTGCCGCCGCTGTTGCGCTGCTCCTCACCTGCGGTGACGGAGAAGAACGCGCCGAGGTTTACGGTTGCGCCGCTGACAGACAGCAGGCGGCTATCGTGTTCGATGTGGCGGCAGATATGGTGCGAATGTGCCCTGCGCTGTCAAAGCGAGTGAAGATTTTAGCATCACAGAAGCGGCTTATATACACACCGACCAACTCGTTCTATCAGGTGCTTTCGGCTGAAGCGTACAGCAAGCACGGTTTCAATATCCACGGCGTTGTTTTTGACGAGCTGCACACTCAGCCGAATCGCAAGCTGTTTGATGTTATGACAAAAGGCTCCGGTGACGCTCGAATGCAGCCGCTGTATTTTTTAATCACTACCGCCGGAACTGATACTCACAGCATTTGCTACGAAACGCACCAGAAAGCCAAGGATATAATCGAGGGTCGGAAAATCGACCCTACTTTTTATCCTGTGATTTACGGCGCTGACGAATCCGATGACTGGACAGACCCGAAAGTGTGGAAAAAGGCAAATCCGAGCCTTGACATTACGGTCGGTATCGATAAAGTAAAAGCCGCCTGCGAATCGGCAAAGCAGAACCCCGGCGAGGAGAACGCTTTCCGACAGCTCCGCCTGAACCAATGGGTAAAGCAGGCTGTCCGTTGGATGCCGATGGAGAAATGGGATAAGTGCGCCTTTGCCGTGGACGAGGACGAATTGGAAGGGCGCGTCTGCTACGGTGGGCTTGACCTTTCTTCTACAACAGATATTACAGCTTTTGTTCTCGTGTTCCCGCCTCTTGACGAGGAGGATAAGTACGTCATTCTGCCGTACTTCTGGATTCCCGAGGACAATCTGACCTTGCGTGTTAACCGTGACCATGTTCCTTATGATGTGTGGGAACGTCAAGGTTATCTCCAGACCACCGAGGGCAACGTGGTTCACTACGGTTTCATCGAGCAGTTCATTGAACGGCTCGGTGAGCGCTTTAATATCCGTGAGATAGCTTTCGACCGTTGGGGCGCTGTGCAGATGGTTCAGAACCTCGAGGGCATGGGATTTACTGTCGTACCTTTCGGACAAGGATTCAAGGATATGTCGCCACCGACAAAGGAATTAATGAAACTGGTTCTTGAACAGAAAATTGCTCACGGCGGTCACCCTGTTCTGCGTTGGAATATGGACAACATCTACATTCGCACCGACCCTGCCGGGAACATCAAGGCTGATAAGGAAAAGTCCACCGAGAAGATTGACGGCGCTGTGGCGACCATTATGGCGCTTGACCGAGCGATTCGCTGCGGGAATGACCATGGGGCGAGTGTTTATGATGAAAGAGGTTTGCTATTTTTATGAGAGGTGAAACAACATGAGCATTTTTTCCGGGCTGTTCAAATCAAGGGACAAGCCCCAAAACAGCACTGCCGGCAGCGCCTACCGCTTTTACATGGGCGGTTCTACCGCAGGAAAGAACGTCACCGAGCGCTCCGCAATGCAAATGACCGCCGTGTATTCCTGTGTTAGAGTGCTGTCGGAAGCAGTGGCGGGATTACCGCTGCACGTCTACAAGTACCGTTCGGACGGTGGTAAAGAGAAAGCAATTAACCACTCCTTGTACCGCCTGCTCCACGATGAGCCGAACCCCGAAATGACCTCGTTTGTTTTCCGCGAAACGCTTATGACGCACCTGCTCCTCTGGGGCAACGCATACGCGCAGGTTATCCGCAACGGAAAGGGCGAGGTCATTGCTCTGTACCCGCTTATGCCGAACCGAATGTCGGTTGACCGTGATTCCAACGGAAAGCTGTACTACAAATACTACCGCGGCTCAGATAAAGCCATTCGCAGCAAGGAATACGAAGTCATTCTTTCGCCGGGCGATGTCCTGCATATTCCCGGACTTGGTTTTGACGGACTTGTCGGCTACTCGCCGATTGCAATGGCGAAGAACGCTATCGGACTTGCAATTGCGACCGAGGAATTCGGCGCTAAGTTCTTTGCGAACGGCGCAGCGCCAAGCGGCGTGCTTGAGCACCCGGGAACAATAAAGGACCCGACTAAGGTTCGTGAAGCGTGGCAGTCGCAGTTCGGCGGGAGTTCCAACAGCGGAAAGGTCGCTGTGCTTGAGGAGGGCATGAAATACACTCCCATCAGCATTTCTCCGGAGCAGGCGCAGTTCCTTGAAACAAGAAAATTTCAGATAAACGAGATAGCCCGAATTTTTAGAGTGCCGCCGCACATGGTTGGCGACCTTGAAAAATCGAGCTTTTCCAATATTGAGCAGCAGTCACTTGAATTCGTGAAATACACGCTTGAACCATGGCTTGTGCGTTGGGAGCAAAGCATGATGCGCTCCCTACTTACTCCAAGCGAGAAACAGGAATATTTCATCAAATTCAATGTTGACGGGCTGCTGCGCGGCGACTACGCAAGCCGAATGAGTGGTTACGCTACCGCAAGGCAAAACGGCTGGATGTCTGCGAACGATATTCGGGAGCTTGAAAATCTCGACCGCATTCCTGCCGAGGACGGCGGCGATTTATACCTCATAAACGGCAACATGACAAAACTGGCTGATGCGGGTATCTTTGCGGCGGCTGACAGAGAGGAGGATAATTCTAATGAAGAAGTTCTGGAAATGGACAAACAGGATAGTGAAGAACGAAGAAACGCAGGAGCAGAACCCGGAGAGAACGCTGTTCCTCAACGGCACTATCGCAGATGAAAGTTGGTTTGACGATGACATCACACCGCAGCTTTTCAAGGAGGAACTGCTGTCCGGCAGCGGAGATATTACCGTCTGGATAAACTCGCCCGGCGGCGACTGCGTTGCTGCAGCGCAAATCTACAATATGCTGATGGACTACAAGGGAAACGTTACGGTGAAAATAGACGGCATAGCCGCAAGCGCCGCTTCGGTTATTGCAATGGCGGGTAACAAGGTGCTTATGTCCCCTGTTTCAATGCTGATGATACACAACCCTATGACGGTAGCTATGGGCGATTCAGCCGAAATGCAGAAAGCAATCGAAATGCTGTCCGAGGTCAAGGAAAGCATTATGAACGCCTATGAAATCAAGACCAGCATGAGCCGCGCAAAGATTTCACACCTCATGGACGCGGAAACGTGGATGAACGCAAATAAGGCGGTGGAACTCGGCTTTGCGGACGGTATTCTTGCCCGTGAAGAACCTATGGAGGAACAGTCCGCTAACGCTCTGATGTATTCAGAAGCGCAGGTGGTTAATTCGCTTATGGGCAGGATTGCAGAAAAGTGCCATATAGCGCCGAAAACAGAACATAAAACCAAAGCCGAGGATTTATTTTCTCGGCTTGATTTGATTAAGAACTGGAGGTAATATACATGACTATTATGGAACTGCGCGAAAAGCGCAACAAAGCGTGGGAAGCCGCAAAGGCTTTCGTTGAAACCAAGCGCGACAAGGATGGACTTCTGTCCGCAGAGGACGCCGCTTCCTACGCTGAAATGGAGCAGAAGATAAAGGACTACGGCGCTGAAATTGAGCGCATGGAGCAGATGGCGGCTATGGACGCACAGCTTTCCAAGCCTACGTCAGCACCCCTCACCGCAAAGCCGCTGAACGGAAACAAACCTAAGTCCGGCAGAGCAAGCGATGAGTACAAGGCGGCAATGCTGAACGCTCTCCGCACGAATTTCAGACAGATTTCCGATGTGCTTTCCGAGGGTGTTGACGCTAACGGCGGTTACCTTGTTCCCGAGGAGTACGACAGCCGCCTTATTGATACTCTGACCGAGGAGAACATCATGCGAAAGCTGGGTCACACTATCACCACCAGCGGCGAACACAAGATAAACATTGCCGCCACCAAGCCCGCCGCAGCGTGGATCGACGAGGGCGGCGCTCTGTCTTTCGGGGACGCTACTTTTGCACAGATAAATCTTGACGCGCACAAGCTGCACGTTGCGGTTAAGGTGACTGAGGAGTTGCTCTATGACAACGCTTTCGGGCTTGAGAGTTACATAATCGAGCAGTTCGGCAAGGCGCTGTCCAATGCAGAGGAGGACGCTTTCCTCAACGGCGATGGCGTTGGCAAGCCCCTCGGACTTTTCTCCGACAAGGGCGGCGGCGAGGTTGCTGTCACTGCGGCGAGCGCAACTGCAATAACCGCCGATGAGATAATCAATCTTGTGTACTCACTCAAGCGCCCGTACCGCAAGAATGCAAAGTTCATCATGAACGACCAGACTATTGCGGCGCTCCGCAAGCTGAAAGACAACAACGGCGCATATCTCTGGCAGCCGTCACTCCAGGCGGGCGAGGTCGACAGGCTGTTCGGCTATGAGGTTTACACATCTCCGTATGTCCCCATAATCGCCGCAGGAAAGCCTGTAATCGCATTCGGTGACTTCAGCTACTATAACATCGGCGACCGTGGCACTCGTTCTTTTGCGGAACTCAAGGAGCTGTACGCAGGAAACGGCATGGTGGGCTTTGTGGCAAAGGAGCGCGTTGACGGTAAGTTGATTCTCCCCGAAGCTGTGCAGATTCTTAAAATGAAAGCCGGCTCGGGTTCGTGATGAATGAACTTCTAACCAAGGTTAAACAAAATCTCATACTGGAACACTCGGCGGACGATGAACTCATAAGCGGGTTCATCACTGCCGCTGTTTCCTACGCTGAAAGCTATCAGCATTTGCCCGAGAATTACTATTCTGTAAACGCAATGCCGCCGACTACCGAACAGGCGGTAATAATGCTGTCCTCACATTTTTACGAATCGAGGGACGGCAGTACAGGCGGCTTTTTCGGGGACAATGTTCAGGCGGGGAAACAGGTGTGGGACACCGTGAATATGCTCCTGCGACTGGACAGGCGGTGGAAAGTATGAGTTTCGGTAAGATGAGCACGCAAATACAGATAACGCAGAAACAGGTCACGCTCGATAGCGAGGGCTTTCAGACTGAATCCGATGTTGTTGTAGCAACAGTCAGAGCCTATCGTGAGGGACGGCACGGCAGCGAGAAATGGGCGAACCGAGCCGCTTTTTCCGAAGCCACCGACCTGTTCCGCTTCAGAACAATCCCCGGTCTGACAGTTACAACAGATATGCGGCTGTTATGCGATGGTTCTGTATTTGAGATAACCTCTGTTGAAGATGTGAAAGGCAGAGGAATGTATATTGAAGCGCTTGCAAAGGAGGTGCAGCCGAGTGGCTAAGGCTGATGTTAAAATGCCCGATGAATTTCTTGCGAGGATTTCCCGGCTTGGAGCGCAGACCGACAGTATTGCCGAAAAGGTATTGCAGGCGGGCGGTGAGGTCGCTCTCGCAAAGGTCAAAAGTAATCTGAAATCCGTTGTAGGCTCGGGAACTAAAAGCAAATCCCGTTCCACAGGCGAACTGGAGCGGTCGCTCGGCTTATCTCCCGTTATGGTTGACAAAAACGGCAATCACGACATCAAGGTAGGATTTTCCGAGCCGAGAACGGACGGCGGCAGCAATGCGAAAATAGCGAATATCCTCGAGTACGGAACAAGCAGTCAGTCGGCGAAACCCTTTCTGAAGCCTGCAAAATCAGCTGTGAAAAAGCAGTGCGTGGAAGCCATGAAATCCGCATTTGAAAAGGAGGTCGAGGGGCTGTGAGCCTGCTTTCGGAACTCTCTGCGATAGCCAAAAGGCTGAAAATCCCGGCGCAGACTGCGGTATATTCCGGTAACGCTCCAGAGGAATACTTGGTGTTTACTCCGCTGTACGACAGCTTTGAACTTCACGCAGACAATGCGCCGACTGCCGATGTGCAGGAAGTGCGGATTTCACTTTTCACAAAAGGAAACTACACTCGCGCTGTAAGCAAGCTGGTGAAAGTTCTGCTTAATGCGGATATTACCGTAACCGCCCGAAAATATGTCGGTCATGAGGACGATACGGGCTATCATCATTATGCCGTTGATACGGCGAAAAACTATGAAATGGAGGAGATATAAATGGCAACAATAGGTCTTGACAAGCTGTTCTACGCTGAAATAACCGAGGACAGCGACGGCAGCGAAACCTACGGAGTTCCCGCTTCGCTTGCAAAGGCGATTTCGGCAGACCTCTCCGTGGAGCTTGCGGAAGCAACGTTATATGCCGATGACGGCGCTTCGGAAATCGTCAAGGAGTTCAAAAGCGGAACGCTTTCACTTGGCATTGACGATATAGGCAATGACGCGGCTTCGGTTCTGACGGGAGCGACTATCGACAGCAACAATGTGGTTATTTCAACCAGTGAGGACGGCGGCAAGCCCGTGGCTATCGGGTTTCGGGCGAAGAAGTCTAACGGCAAGTACCGTTATTTCTGGCTTTATAGGGTCAAGTTCGGTATTCCGTCAACCTCGCTTGCAACAAAGGGCGACAGCATTACGTTTTCCACACCTACAATCGAGGGAACGGTTCTCCGCAGAAATAAGCCGGACGGCAGTGGAAAGCACCCTTGGAAAGCGGAAGCGACCGAGGGCGAGAAGAACGTTCCGGACAGCGTAATCACGGGTTGGTACAAGTCTGTGTATGAACCCACATTCACGGCAAAGCCTGCTGAAACAGGCAAGTAACGGAGGTATGAGCAATGACGAATGAACGCAGTTCTTTAATAACAATCGGCGGTGAACAGTATGAAATGATTCTCACCACAAGAGCGACAAAGGCTATTTCCAACCGTTACGGCGGACTTGATAACCTCGGCGACAAGCTAATGAAGTCCGAGAATATGGAGATGGCTCTGGACGAGATAATCTGGCTGATAACTCTGCTTTGCAATCAGAGCATTGAGATATACAATCTCAAAAACAGCGATAAAAAGCCGTTTCTCACCGAGGACACTGTGGAACTCCTCACCTCTCCCGGCGAGCTTGCCGAGTACAAGGACGCTATCACCGAAGCTATGCTGAAAGGCACGAAGCGGAATGTGCAGAGTGAGGACAGCTCAAAAAACGCAGTAACAGCCGAGTGAATGACGCAGAACTGTTCACCCGGCTGTTCTATTACGGAACGGCGCAGCTGCACCTTTCTTCGGAAGAGGTGTGGCTTATGCCGTTCGGGTTTCTGCTGGATTTGTGGGAGTGCCATAAGCAGTTTATGGGGATCTCCAAACCTAAGCGTGAAGCGGATATTGATGAGGTTGTGCCGATGGGGATTTGATTGGAAAAGTGGTTGAAAAAAGTGGAGGTGCGTGGTATAATGGGTTTATAAAGGCAGATAATCTGCCCGATAAATCGGAATTTATGAAGGTATATATGTTGACATATTCTATTATTGTTTTTTCAGCAACAGTACTTTTGGCAGTATTCGGTGCAATTATTTATAGTGGCAATACAAAGCTGATACACTCTTACCACCAAACAAAAGTAACCGATAAGAAGGAATACGGCAAGGCTTTCGGCAAGTCCGTGTTTGTGCTTTCAGCAACGACATTGCTTAGTGGTATCGTTGCTTTATTGGATGATTCTGATATGATTGCAATTGTCGCTGTTGCAATTCTTGTTATTGGCATAGGTATTGGTATTGGCTGTATTGTTGCAGTGCAAAAGAAATATAATAAAGGCATTTTTTAAATGCCCATTTGTAGGGTTGTTTATCTGTTGAGAAAATCGGAATTTGCGGAGGTATACGAAGATGTACGATTGCGGTTTTACAAAAGAGAATAGTTGGTTTCGATATCGTGCCGGAGCAATTATAATAGAAAATGGCTGTGTATTGTTTGCGGGTAATGAGAATGAAAACTACCTGTATTCCATAGGTGGTGGAGTTCATATGGGAGAAACGGCTGAGGAAGCAGTAGTGCGAGAAGTGTTTGAAGAAACGGGAATACATTATGAAATAGAAAGGTTGGTAGTTATCCACGAGAACTTTTTCAGTGAGAATAGCGGGACATTGAAAGGATTAGATTGCCACGAAATTTCTCTTTATTTCTTGATGAAACCAAGAGGAACACAAGAGCTTAACAGCAATAGCACAACGAATGGGGTAAAAGAAGAAATGCATTGGATACCCATAGAAGATTTAGATAAATATAGGGCTTTTCCAAGTTTTTTGAAAGATTATCTCAGCAAAGAGCATTCCGGAATAGAGCATATAATAACCGATGAAAGATAACGTCAAATTCCAATTTATCGAGTAGTTAAACGCAATAAAGGAGCAACCATGCACGGTTGCTTCTTTTTCATATTCCCACCGAGCCGCAAGGCTCTTTTTTTATGCCCATTTTCGAGGAGGTGAAACAGAATGTCCGAAAATTTCGGCTTGAAAATCGGTCTTGAGGGCGAGCGTGAATTCAAGAAATCCCTCGCCGAAATCAATAATTCATTCAGGGTACTAGGCTCCGAAATGAAACTGGTGGATTCCCAGTTCGACAAGAACGACAAATCCGCCGAGGCTCTCACGGCGAGAAACCAGGTGCTGAACAAGGAAATCGAGCAGCAGAAGCAGAAAATCGAAACGCTTCGTTCCGCTCTCGCAAATGCCGCCGAGTCATTTGGCGAGAACGACCGCCGCACCCAAAGCTGGCAGATACAGCTGAACAATGCGCAGGCGGCTCTGAACGGCATGGAGCGTGAACTGAATTCCAACAACACCGCCCTTGGAAAAGCTGGCAAGGGCTTTGCCGAAGCCGGAGATGAATCAAAGGACTTCTCCGATTCCGTCAGGAAAGCCGCCGACACAAGCGAGGACGCTGACGGAAAGCTGAGCCGGCTCGGAGATACCGCAAAGAAAATCGGCGCGGCTCTCGGGGCTGCTGCGGCAGCAGTCGGGACTGCCTGCGTTGCCGCAGGAAAAAAGCTGTGGGACATGGCGAATGATGTGGGTTCGGTGGGCGACCAGATAGACAAAACCTCGCAGAAAATCGGCATAAGCGCCGAAAGCTATCAGAAGTGGGGCTATGTGTTCGAGCGCTGTGGCGCTGACGTAAACAATCTCCAGACGGGCATGAAAAAGCTGTCCACCGTCATCACGGACGCGGCGGGCGGCTCGGATTCCGCAGCCGAAAAGCTGTCCGCTGTCGGGCTTTCCATCGAGAAACTGAACGGAAAATCCCAGGACGAACAGTTGAGCATGGTAATCACGGCTCTGCAAGGCATGGAAGCAGGCGCAGAGCGCACCGCCGCCGCAAACGACCTCCTCGGAAAATCCGCCGTGGATATGGCGGCTGTTCTGAACACAAGCGTAGAGGAAACCGAACGTCTGAAGCAGGAAGCCGAGGATTACGGCATGGTTATGAGCAACGAAGCGGTTGCGGCTTCCGCGGCTTTTGAGGACAGCCTTACCAGGCTGTCGCACACGGCAGGCGGTCTGAAGAACCGAATGGTGGGAGAACTCCTGCCTGGAATAACGCAAATTACGGACGGACTTGCCGACCTCCTCGCAGGCAATGAGCAGGCGGCGGAAGAACTGAAAAACGGCGTTACCTCTGTTATCGACACTATCCGAACGCTGATTCCGCAGTTTGCGGAAATCATAACTTCGATTGCGGGAGCAGTCCTCGAAAGCGCTCCGGGTATCATCAAGGCGCTTGCAGACGGACTGCTGTCGGCTATTTCGGAACTTACTCCTACACTCGCCAAAATCGTGACCGAGATTATTTCGGCTTTGGTAGGACTACTGCCGCAGATAGTTTCGGCGGGAGCGGATATTCTGTTGTCGCTTATCAAGGGTATTGCGGAAACAATTCCACAGCTTGTTCCGCAGATTGTGACGGTAGTCGTTGAGATTGTGAAAACGCTTGTGGACAACCTGCCACTTATTTTGGACGCAGCCTTACAGCTTGTGACAGGGCTTGCACAGGGTATTTTAGATTCACTGCCAATCCTCATTGAAGCCCTGCCGCAGATAATCATGGGAATCGTGGATTTCCTCATCGTCGCGATACCGCAGATAATCGAAGCGGGAATACAGCTGTTGACGGCGCTTGTGACGGCTCTGCCGGATATCATTGCGGCAATCGTGGAGGTAATTCCGCAGATAATTGACGGTATAATCAAGGCGGTGATTTCCGCTATTCCGCTTATCATCGAAGCAGGAATCAAGCTGCTCATCGCGCTTGTGCAGAACCTGCCGACAATTATCACGACCATTGTTGCGGCTATTCCGCAGATTATTTCAAGCGTTATTGACGCTGTTATCGGAGCGATTCCGCAGCTTGTTGCGGCGGGCGTTCAGCTGTTTATCGCGCTGATTGAAAATCTCCCGACCATAATCGTGGAGATAGTCAAGGCTATTCCGCAAATCATAGCGGGTATCGTTGACGCATTCGGCGGCTACTTCGGCAAGATGGCGGAGGTCGGTGGCAACCTGCTGAAAGGTCTGTGGCAGGGCATTTCTGACGCGGGCGCGTGGCTCTGGAATCAGATAAGCGGATTTTTCGGCGGCATTGTGGACGGAATCAAGGACTTCTTCGGAATACACTCGCCGTCAAAGCTATTCGCCAATCTCGGCGGCTTTATGGCTGAAGGACTTGGCGAGGGCTTCGGCGATGAGATGAAGGACGTTTCAAAGAGTATGCAGAACGCTATTCCGTCAGATTTTGACCTCGATATGAACGGCACGGTTTCGGGCTTCAACGGAGTACAGACGCAGGCGTTTGATGTAACAATTCCGCTTAGTATTGACGGAGTTCCGCTGACTAAGGTTATATCCCGAATACAATGGAATCAGAACAAGGTGACGGTAAGGAATGCGGGGGCGGTGTGATGGTTGAGATAATCGTGACCGAAAACGGAAATGTTCGTGGTGTGTTTACCCGAGTGATTTCGGCATCGCTGACCGACAGCCTGAACGGAGAATGCACCTTTCAGTTTTCAGTGATTTCCTCAATGGCTTCGGAGATATTCACGGGGCTGGAGGTACGGCTGAAAAGTGATACGCTGAACTACCTTTTCAATGTTGTGAAGGTGTCGAAATCCCTGTCAAACGGCATTGCGATTTGCACTGTGGAGTGCGAGCATAAGTCCTACGAACTTAACAACGATGAATACAAGCTGACTGAATTTGATTTCGAGGGCGCTCCGAGTGAGTGCCTTATTTCTTTGCTGCAAGGCACTTCACTGACCGCAGGAATATGCGACCCGACCGTTCCGATAAAGCTGAAAATCAACCGAGAATGTACTCGCAGGGCGGCTCTTATGCAGCTAATTGCGCTCTGCGGAGGAGAAATCGAGTACAATGGAGGGGAAATAAATATTCGTTCTCACAGAGGTTCGCAGGACTACATCGGCATTATGGACGGAAAAAACGTGTCCGACCTCACAATGGAAACCGACAGCCGTTCCGGTACTACAAACTACGGCCTGACGCTGTACAAGAACGTCAATTTCTCGGTCGGCGATAATGTTCAGATAGTGTTCCACCCGTTCAATCTCAATGTGAACACACGCATAATCGCCATGAGTTTCAATCCGTACAACCGCCGTGAGATTTCCATCGAGGTTGGAGATTACAGACCGAGCATTTCGGACAATCTCTATCAGATGGAGCAGAAAACGAACGAGATACGCAAGGACGTGGGCGAATCCACTGCGGAGTTGAAAACCGCAACAAACAGCGCGGATATTTCGGTTACGGAGAAATCACAGCGGCTGTTCCGCATTACTTACAATGCGATTCAAGTGACATACGCGGCGTTCTGTTCGACCGTGAAATTCGTGATTTCAGCCGCAGGAACGCTTGCATTTATTCTGAAAAAGAACGAAAACGAGGTCATGCGGTATGAGGAGTATTTCAGCGAGGGAGCACACACAAAGACCTACACCTACCCATTCACATCTGAAGTTGGACAGAACACCATGTCGTTGAGCGTGGTTTCGGCTGACGGCGCAGAGGGTAAATTCCCGAAAATGCAGACCTGGGGCTATGTAATGGGCGCTTATCTCGCCGGAGATACTCCGTGGGACGGCTACATCGAAACCCGCGAGGACGAGTTTCATTTTACTATGCGTAGAACCGTCAGAAAGTCGCTTGTTCGTACATCGGATACTCTGCTGTTTGAGATACTCAAGTCGCACAAATTCAAGTTCAGCGAAACTATGCCCGCTTTTGTTAAGCGTGAAAGAAACAGAAAAACGCTTGAACCCACCATCAGAGCGGTATTCCCTGACGCATGGAGTCCGAAAATAATCACACCGCCGCCAATAACCGTAGTGAACGTATCGAACAGAAAGCTGTATCTTGAACTGCGAAATCCCGTCAAGGCAGAGCGCATTGAAACAACGGCATTCACAATGATAGTCACTACCGAACACGAAACGGTGCGTTTACAGCCGATTTCCGCAGATTTCGGCACCGGTGATTTCGGCAGTACGATTTGGCTTGCGTTCGGAAGTTCCGTGATGAAAGACAGCGTTCAGAGCATTACGCTACTGTATGACGGAGATGTCGGAAATCTGACTGATGTTCTGAACAATGCGCCGTGCGGCAGCTTCCAGACATCGTTTATTTACACACCGTATAAGGAGGAACAGGAATGATTAAAGGTAAAGCGACCATTCAGCTTTTTGATGAGAAATCCGGAGAAGTGGTTAAGGAACTTCATGAAGAAAATATGATTACGAATGCCGTTGACACGATTCTCAACCCGCCCGATTACATCGAAATCGGCATGGATTCCGACAACGACCGCAGCTTTAATTTGCTGCGTGATTTTGCGGGAAACATTGCCGATACTGCTTTCCGTGGGGTTATTGTCTGTCGCGACAAGATACCCGAGGACGGCAACAATATGATGCTACCTTGGACGAACGAGGAGATAGGTCACGCAGGAATCGCCAACACGAACACGGACACAAGCATCGGCACTTACAATGCCAACGAAAGCGACCGCATTGAGAACGGCAAGGGCTACCGCCATGTGTGGGATTTCGCTTCGGATAAGGCGAACGGCGAGATCAGCTGTATCTGCCTTACCACCAAGGACGGCGGCACAAACGGAATGCACCATTCATACTGGAATCTGTCCTGCGGAGGAACTGACCTTAACAGCAGCTCTCTGGATTCGTTCAGGCAGGCGTATCACACTATTGTAGGACGGTATATTCCGGATTCGCAGTTCAACTGCGGAGTTTTCAAGTGGTTTTACATGGGCAGGCTGACGAATGGAAATGTGCGGCTCCTCGGAAAGCATATCCATGACGGGTGCATTTATGAGGTCGTTATGTTCGACCCCATGTCGATAAGCGTAAGCGCGGAAAAACCGTTCTGCGGCATTATAAGCGTGAAGAAAGTCATAGAGCTGTTTCCGGCTGCAGAGCGTATTCCGGATTCTATGTACGATAACAGCTATCATCACGGAAGTTATTTTTATGACTGTAACACTACAAATGCGGACTATGTACCGCAGGAGGAAAAGGAAAAGCTGCGTCAGGACTGGGAGGACGACCCTCAATGGCTTGCGTATTTTCCGTATGTTATCGGCGATAAGATACATATTGTTGCGACCTCACGCTGTCATATCCATCACTATATTTTCAGGCTGTCCGACTACTCGCAGGTTTCGAAGAAAACCATCGAAACAGACACTCTGCTCCAGATGTATGGCGTGGGATTTAAGTATGAGAGAATCAGCAATTCTTCATCGCAGTACAGATGGTTTTACGGCGCGGGTGTGAACGGCGATTACTGCAATGCGCTGAGCGCATTTGAGTGGGATGATAAGTATTTCGTCATTACAAAAAATCCGCTGATAAATGGTAGCGAAGTCACCACGACCAACAATTTCGGTCAGCTTAGAGTATTCACAAAGGACGGCAAATCCACGGGCAAGACATGGCAGTATGTCGCTGACGGAACGCTCTCTAATATGACGGCGGCGAGCTTCTGGGGATTTTATGTTGACGAAAAGACGAACACTCCGCTTGTGATTTGCGACAGCTGCAATATTTCCTATTCACTGCTTGCCCTTGAGATAATCAAAAGCGGCGAAGATTACGGCAGATACAGAATGCGGTTTTCTGCGCCCACCTATTCAAGCAGCTACCTCTATTCTTACGCAAATATACTTAAAGTCGATGGACTTAGTCTGCCGCTGTATGTTCTGCCGTACTATCCGTATTCAAGCGGCAGTCAGCATTTCTTCGGCTTTGCGCTTGGAATATGCAAGCTGTGCCTTACCACAATAAATAACCTGTCCGAGCCGGTGCGAAAGCTTGACGGGCAGGTCATGAAAATTACATACGACATCGTTGACGAATGATTGGAGGGGTCATTATGAGAGAATTCTGGAACACAATTCAGCTTATTTTTACTGCGGTCGGCGGGTGGCTCGGCTGGTTTCTCGGAGGGAGTGACGGCTTGCTTTTTGCGCTTATTGCCTTTGTGGTAATCGACTACATAACCGGAGTGATGTGCGCTATTTCGGACAAGAAACTGTCCAGCGCAGTCGGGTTCAAGGGAATATGCAGAAAGGTGCTTATCTTCGCTCTGGTCGGCGGCGGGCATATCCTTGACACTCGTGTTATTGGCGCAGGCTCTGTTCTGCGCACTGCGGTGATATTCTTCTATCTGTCGAACGAGGGTATTTCACTGCTTGAGAACGCTGCGCACCTTGGTCTGCCCGTTCCGAAGAAGCTGAAAGATGTACTGGAGCAGCTGCATAAGAGAAGCGAAAAGGAGGACGAAGATGAAGATTAAAGGTGTTGATTTAAGCTACTGTCAGGAGGGCATCAGCTTTCCTGCGCTGAAACAGGCGGGTGTGAGATTTGCGATTATCCGTGCGGGTTTTTCCACCAAGAAAGATGTTACTATGGATAAGTTCGTGGCGGACTGCAAGAAATATGGCATTGACTACGGATTTTACTGGTACAGCTATGCAATGAGCGTTGAGCAGGCACTGACAGAGGCTGAAAAGTGCATTGAGGTAATCAAGACCTTATCTCCGACATATCCCGTATTCTTCGACATGGAGGAGAAAAAGCAGATCAGCGGTCTGAATACGGACACACGCACAAAGATGGCAATTGCTTTCTGTGAAAAGATAAGACAGGCGGGATTCAAGCCCGGAGTTTATGTAAATCCGTCCTTTATGGAGAACTATTACGACAAGAGCAGAATTGTCGGCAAGTACGACATATGGCTTGCTCACTGGACTAACAGCCCCGACTGCCCGTCAAAGAACAACTATGGTCAGACTATGTGGCAGTGGGGACTTGACAGAATAAGCGGTTATGATGTAGACGGTGATATCTGCTTTACCGATTACGGCAAGAAAAATCCTGTCAAGAAAACCATAGATCAGCTTGCTGACGAGGTGCTTGAAGGCAAGTGGGATAACGGTGCAGAGCGTTATAGATTACTGACCGCCGCAGGATACGACTACAATACGATTCAGAAAAGAGTAAATGAAAAGCTATACAGGAAAACTACCGATGAGATTGCAGTTGAGGTTATTGCGGGTCTGTGGGGGAATGGAGCCGAACGAAAGGAAAAGTTGACTGAAGCCGGGTATGATTATTCGGAGGTGCAGAAACGTGTAAATGAAATGCTCAGATAAAACTTAACAACTACAGTGATAATGCCCACCTTGGATTGATTTCCTTGGTGGGCATTATTTTTTTCGGACCGGATGACTATTTTTTCTCCAGTAGATATTGAGGTAATCCCTAGGATTGGAGGAAAGCTCAATGACAAATCAGCAAAAAGAACAAATACGAACAATGCGCTTACAAGGCGTCGGTTATATTAAAATAGGAAAAGCACTCGACATATCAGATAATACGGTGCGCTCATTCTGCCGCCGCAACGGTCTGGGTGACAAATCAAAGAATGCCGTGGCCTGTAAACAGTGCGGAAAGCTGATAAAAAACATTGCTAAGCAGAAACCGAAAAAGTTCTGCTCCGATTCCTGTCGAAATACATGGTGGAATGAACACAGGGATTGCGTCAACCGAAAAGCAAATTATGAATATACCTGTGCCTGCTGCGGACGTCATTTCACAGCTTACGGAAACAATCACAGAAAATACTGTTCTCATGCCTGCTACATAACAGACCGTTTCAGAAAGGGGCATACTTCTGATGAGTGACAATTACAGAAATCGGTTGGAAAGCTACCTTGCTTCCATGCTCCAGGCAAAACGAATGCTGTCGATGGGGATTATAACCCCGGAAGATTACGCCGATATTGATACAATTATGAACGAAAAATACGGTATATCTTCGTGTAGTTTATATTGCGGAATGGACTTGATATATGATGGCTTTAGAGGTAATATGTCACACTATAAGGAGGTGACGTTATGTCAGGAAAAATAACCATCGTATCAAAACCGCCAAAGCTGGAAAGAAAAAAGAGAGTAGCCGCCTATGCTCGTGTGTCGAGCGGTAAGGACGCTATGCTCCATTCGCTCTCAGCACAGGTCAGCTATTACAGCGACCTCATTCAAAACCACGGTGACTGGCTCTATACGGGTGTATATTCCGACGAAGCCAAGACAGGCACCAAGGATTCAAGAGCAGGTTTTCAGAATTTGGTCGCAGACTGCCGTGCCGGTAAAATTGATATGGTGATTACAAAATCCATCTCCCGCTTTGCACGAAACACAGTCACTTTGCTACAGACAGTTCGTGAGTTCAAAGCTCTGGGGGTGGATATTTATTTTGAGGAGCAGAATATTCACACAATTAGCGGTGACGGAGAATTGATGATGACGATTCTTGCTTCATACGCACAGGAAGAAAGCCGCTCGGCAAGCGAAAATCAGAAGTGGCGAATCAAGCGTAGTTTTGAATCCGGTATTCCCTGGGATAGGACTTTAATGGGGTATCGTATGGAAAACGAGCATTATGTTATTGTTCCGAGGGAAGCCGAAATCGTCCGCCGTATTTATAATGAATACCTTTCGGGCAGCGGCTACCAGCTTATTGCAAAACGCTTGAATGAGGAGGGTGTTCCGTCACGGTTTGGCGGTAAATGGAATCAGTCCGCAGTTTCACGAATACTCAGCAATCACACCTATACGGGTAATCTTTTGCTGCAAAAGACATTCCGTGAAAACCATATCACTAAACGGAAAATCTTCAATAACGGCGAACTTCCGAAGTATCTTGCTGAAGAAAGCCACGAAGCCATTGTTGACGAAAAAACTTTTCAAGCTGTTCAAGAGGAAAAGTCAAGGCGGGCGGCTCGGTTTAACAAGAAGTCTGTGCCAAAGAAAACATATCCCTTTTCAAGCCTTATGGTGTGCGATAACTGCGGCAAAAACTATCGCCGAAAGATCACAAAAACGGGAGCGGTCTGGGTGTGCGGAACATACAATTCACTTGGTAAAGCAGCTTGTGCGTCTAAGCAGATACCGGAGTCTACTCTACAGCAAGTCACTGCTGATGTCCTGGGTCAGAATGATTTTACTCACGAGTGGCTTTGCCACCGAATTCAGCATATTCGCGTCTGCAATGATAATACCCTGATTTTCTATTTCAAGGACGGTTCGGAAATTACTCGAATTTGGAAAGACCGCTCACGCAGTCAAAGTTGGACGGACGAGATGAAAGAAGCCGCCCGTCAGAAAACATTAGAAAGGAGCAAGCATAATGCCTAAAGTTACGATGATACCGGCGACTGTAAATTCCTTGACGCATCTGCCAAAGGCATCCGTGCAGAAAAGGCGTGTTGCCGGATATGCCCGAGTTTCAACTGACAGTGATGAGCAGTTCACAAGCTATGAAGCGCAGGTGGACTACTACACCCGATACATTCAGTCAAAGCCGGAGTGGGATTTCGTAAGGGTCTATACCGATGAAGGAATTTCCGGCACAAATACCAAGCGCCGCGAAGGTTTCAAGGAGATGATAGCGGACGCATTGGCGGGTAAAATCGACCTTATTGTTACAAAGTCGGTCAGCAGATTTGCTCGAAACACGGTTGACAGCCTTGTAACTATCCGAAAGCTGAAAGAAAACGGCGTTGAGTGTTATTTTGAAAAGGAGGGTATTTACACCTTCGACGGCAAGGGCGAACTGCTCATAACCATAATGTCCTCACTGGCGCAGGAAGAAAGCCGCAGTATTTCCGAAAACATTACGTGGGGTCAGCGCAAGAGCTTCGCTGACGGCAAGATTCATTTGGCATATAAGCATTTCCTCGGTTATAAAAAGGGCGAGGACGGACGGCCTGCCATTGTCGAGGAAGAAGCCGTCGTTGTTCGGCTGATTTACAGATTATTTCTTGACGGCAAAACCCAAGCAGGAATTTGCAGGTATCTTGAGGACTTGGAAATACCGTCACCAAGCGGTAAGGCAAAGTGGAGCAAAACCACAGTTACCAGTATTCTGACAAATGAAAAATACAAGGGTGACGCACTTCTCCAAAAGTCTTTTACAGTAGATTTTCTGCAAAAGAAAACAAAGCTAAATGAAGGCGAGGTGCCGCAGTATTATGTTGAGGGCAGCCACCCCGCCATTATTGAACCTGATGAATGGAATCACGTCCAAGCTGAATTTGCCAGACGAAAAGCACTCGGCAACGCATACAGCGGAAAAAGCGTACTCTCTGCAAAGCTGGTTTGCGAGGACTGCGGCGGGTTCTTCGGCTCAAAGGTCTGGCATTCCACCGACCGCTACCGTCGCACTGTTTGGCAGTGCAACAATAAATTCAAAGGCGGTGAACGTTGTCTGACGCCAACTGTGGATACGGAAACCGTACAGCAGCTCTTCATAAAAGCCTATAACCAGATGATGGGAAATAGAAAGCAAATCATTGAGGACTGCGAACTGATGCGCAAAAAGCTGACCGATTTCAAGTCACTAGACGCCGATATTGAGCGTCACCTTGAGGAAACGCAGATTGTTGCCGAACTTGTCAAGGCTGCAGTTAAGGATAATGCAGTCACCGCACAATCGCAGGAAGCGTACTTGAAAAAGTATGAATCACTTACCAAAAGGTACGAAACAGCGGCTGCAGAACTGGCACGCCTGCAAAACCTCCGTACCCTCCGCAGTCAAAAAGATAAGGCTGTAGCGCTTTACATAAGAACTCTGAAAAAACAGCCGACCGTATTGAGCGAGTGGAACGACACTTTATGGACTGTGATGGTAGAGAAAGCAATAGTCCACAGGAACAGCGAGATAACCTTTGTATTCTACAATGGTACTAAGGTTAAAGTGAGGCAATAAAACGATCGCTCTACTAAAAATCAATGCCATCTCAATAAAATCAAACAGTAAACACCGCCGCATAGAGAAGCTACTCTCTGTGCGGCGGTGTTCCTTCATATTTTCTTATCGTACACGATGCACTGCTTCACCGGAAGCCTCAATTACGCTCAGACCAATTTTTTCTTTCTTATGATACTGATTGCAACGCTCACGACATTCCAGAGCAGAGAAGTGCCTGCAACGGATACTGCCGCGGTTGCAAGCGGCTTGGAAACATTAACGTTGTCGCTGATAGCGGAAATATTGCCCGCGTCCAACGTCGTATTGTCAGTCAGTGTCAGAATCAGGTTGCCGTTGTCATCAATGCGGCAGCCCTTGATTCCGATACCGTTCTTTCCGTCAACGCCGTCCTTACCGTCTTTTCCGTCCGTACCGTTCTTGCCGTCAGTGCCGACGATTTTACCGAGATTGGTAACAACGCCATCGGTAAACGTGATAATCAGATTGCCGTCGGCATCAATTTCAGCCGATTGTATTCCGTTGCCGTTTGAACCGTCTTGACCGTCCTTTCCTGCGTCACCTTTTTCTCCGGTGACTTTGCCGAGGTTGTGTACAGTACCGTCTGACAGTGTAATGATAAGGTTGCCGTTTTCGTCAACAACAGCATTCTCAATGCCGACTCCGTCAGCACCGTTTCTACCGTTTTCACCGTTGCTTGCGTTTACCTTGCCTGCATTATGCACAGTGTCGTCGGTCAGGGTGATAATAAGATTTCCGTCCTCGTCGATAGTTACCGACTTAACGCCTACGCCTGTAGCGCCGGTATCGCCCTGTTCACCTTTATCTCCGATGACCTTGCCTGCATTATGCACGGTGTCATCGGTCAGTGTGATAATAAGATTTCCGTCCTCGTCAATCGTTGCCGACTTAACGCCTACACCTGTAGCGCCGGTGTCACCCTTGTCACCCTTATCGCCTTGATCGCCTTTATCTCCTGTTACTTTTCCGAGATCAAGTACAGAATCATCGGTCAGAGTAATGATCAGTTTTCCGTCTTCGTCAATGACAACGGATTTTACACCGACTCCGGTGTCACCTGTATCGCCCTTTACATCTGTCACTATGACAGTAAGGAGTATATCGCTGTCTACAGTAAATGTTATTTCGTTTTTGTTTGTTTCGGAAAGCAGTTCGCCGCCGATGTACCAGCCCTTGAGAATAAAGGTCGGGTCAAGTGTCACGGTAGCGGTAAGCTGTGTTCCATCAAGGAACTTGTCGCCGCTTGAGATCTTTTCTTTACCGTTTTTAACCGAAAGGATACAGCCCTCAATAGTTGTGGGGAATGTAACCGTATATTCCGGTATCTTCTCGATTTTTACCGAGATGTTTGTATTCGCTTTGACAGCGCCTGTCTTATAGGTATAACTGCCGTCGTTGTTGTCGATCCACGAAGCCGTGTCTGCAAGGCGGTAGTTTTCATTCGGCTTTACTGTAACGGTGATCTCATCTCCGTAGCGAACGGTATTACCGCTTACAAAATCTTCGTTTCCGTTTTTAACAGTCATATCGGCATTTTGGATACTGTCTATTGTAACAGTATATTGCTCGATTTCGGTGAAATACACCTGAATGTCGGTTTTGGTATCCATAACGATTTCATAGTCGTACTGACTGTACAGCTTATCATCTGTCGTTACGGTGTCGACCTTGTCGTCACGGGTAATGACGAGCTTCTGCACTCTGTAATTTTCTGCCGCCTGTGCGGTAAGAACAATTTTTGTGCCGACAATAACACCCGTACCCGACTGATAACCCTGCTTAGTTGCCACTGCGCCTGTCTGATCGCCGCTTGCGGCAGAATAGGTCAGCGTCAGACGGACAGGAACATCAAATTCTGCACCGATCTCAGTGTCCTTTGTAATAGTCATAGTGAAGCTTTCGCCGCTTTGACTCTCGGCGTCGCCTGTCCATGCACGGAACTTGCAGTCTGCGTCAGCTTTGACAGTGAATGTCAGTTCACAATCAACAGGAACATACACGCTGTTGTTGTCATTCAGTTCTATAATATTGCCGTTTGCATCGGTGATCTCTATTGTACCGCCCTCTGCGGGGATATTTACCTTTACCTGCTTGCCGATCTCGGAAAGAGAAGCAAATTCTGCTTCAACAGTGTATTCTTCCGATGCCAATCTCAGAGTATAGGCGTCTGAGCCTGCGGCATCTATGGTTACGGTATTGTTATCCGCATCGGTGATCTTCCACGATTTAAGTCCGTAGCCGCTTTCCGGTACTGCGGCAAATGTTACATCATCGGTGACTGTGCCGCCGGGAGCGCTCAGCGGAGCATCTCCCACTGTCGCACTGACCGTACCTATTACCGCGCCGTCCGCCGTATATGTACCGGTAAATGTGACCTGAGCGGAAGTTACCGCACGCTTGGTCGAAACCTGAACATTTGCTTCACCGTTCAGGGTAAAGGCACATTCGATAGTTCCGTCTGCTTCCGGCGTGAATACCATTGTTTCTCCGCCGTTGTCAAGCGTCATGGATACAAGCTCATACAGTTTGCTCTTTGGGGTGACCTTTACCTTGATGATCTCGCTCTCGCTTATCTCATCTCCCGACTTGATCTCAACATTACCGAGATGGCGCACCTTAATGTCGGCGGCATCTTCGTTATCGACAGAGTAGTTGACATTATAGTCTTTCTTTGCCGTTGTAACCTCGGCGATATTCGACCATGTGCTTTCCTTTTCTTTACCGTCCACCTTGCAAACGGAGGTAACAACAAAGCTAAAGTCGGTGTTGGTTTTCATGTTTTCAATGTCATAGGAGGTCGTGTCGGCGGAGAGCAGATCGGAAATTTTCGTATACTCGCCGTTTTCAATGCTGTACACATAGTAGCCCTCTACCTCCGGCCAACCGGGAGTCTTGTCGGGCTGAGACCATGTAAGGCGCACTGCATCATCTGCGAACAGTTCAGCTTCCAGATCATCTACCGCAGGAGCGGGTGTGCTGACATTTGACAGGCTGTAGCCGATAAAGACAGTCTTGTTGCCTTCCTCACCGTAGAGGTGACGGAACCACTGTCCCAGCGTCCAGTCGAATGTGTACTGCGTGTAAATGCTTGCGGGGATTCCCTCCTCGGCAAGAGCAGGACCGTCAATATCATTGACTGCACCGATGCACCCCTGCGAGGAGGTTTTCGTGGTCGAAACGCCCGAACCGTTGCTGTAGCTCAGACTGGTTTCAAAACCAACATCATGCGAGAATAGTATACCATCGCCGAATACACCG